GTAGACGGGTGTGCGGTGGAAGTAGGCCCTGGGCTCTCAGAAGGAGCGGCTGATTCAGAAGGCGATGAAGACACACTCGAAGACACAGTTCCAAAGCCACTCCCTGTTACACTTGATGAAGGAGATCCAGAAGTAGAAGCTGACACCGTTGCCGACCATGTAAAAGAGGCCATTGGAGAACCACTCGCACTACTTGAAATCGTTGTACTTTCGCTGACACTTCCAGAAGATGTCGTTGTAGCACTTGTCGAACCTGAGCCCGAGCCTGAAGCACTTGGCGACCTTGATTCACTGGAAGATCCTGTAGGTGAGCCGCTCTCAGAACTACTCCCAGAACTTGTCTTTGACACAGAAGCACTTGGTGTTAGAGAGGATCTTGCCGACCCTGTTGAAGAGACAGTCGATGTCCTGCTTGCCGTTGAAGAGCCAGAAGGAGAGCCTGATGCACTTATTGTCTTGGATTGACTGCTACTCTTCGACCCTGTTGGGCTGAGCGTGGCCTGCCCACTGGCTGTCGTCGACTGGCTTCCAGACCCTGAAGAAGAGGGTACCGCAGAACCAGTGACAGAGGAAGAAGGCGATTTCGAAGCCGACACACTCTGCGTGGCAGTCGCAGCACTACTCTCTGACACAGATACAGTGGAAGACCGAGTACCAGATACAGAACTCGAGACAGTTCCTGTGCGACTCAGAGATCTTGTGCTTGTCATGGAATCAGAGGCACTTCCTGACGGTGTGGAGGCAGCAGAGGCCGAGGCAGCGGTTGAGGATGAAGCAGAGAGAGTAGATGAAAGAGTGGATGTACGAGAAGATGTACTAGAGAGTGAGGCTGTCTGAGAGGATGTTCCTGTTCTACTGGCTCTTATTGATTGAGTGCTACTGAGGGTCTGACTCACTGTGGCTGTTGGAGAAGAGGCCGCAGTACTAGAACGAGTCTGGGTAGAACTGCGAGAATGAGTGGAAGAAGGAGTCCCAGAACGAGTCCCTCTTACACTAACTGAAGAAGTCGCTGAGACTGACTGAGACCTCGTAGGGGGCTGGGACCTAGAAGGAGAAGAACTTACTGTCTGAGATCTTGATTGTCCAGAAGACCTTGAAGAAGAAGGAGAAGTCGAGGCTGATCTTGAATCTCGCACGGATCCGCTGACAGTCGTCGATGCTGTTGGTGTCTTCGAGCTTGAAGAAGAGACAGTTGAGGTTCTTGTCTGTTGAAGAGAGTTACTAGGTTTTGATGTAAGAGAGGGTGAGAGTGTCCCTTTTACACTTGAACTTGAAGTACCAGAAGGAGAGGAAGATCTTGAAGATGATGTAGATCTTGAATGTGTGGCCGTGGTCGAGGGACTCTGGGATTGCTTGGGACTAGGGCTGGCCGAGCGACTTATAAGAGAGGATCGAGATGCTGAACGAGTTGATGTCTGTGTTTGGGCTGCTGACACTCTCGGTGTTCCAGTAGAAGTTCCAGAAGAAGAACGGGTTTGTCCCTGAGATCTTGAAGGTGTGGGGCTCCCAGACTGACTTCTTGAGGTTGTAATTGAACGAGAAGAAGTAGAAGAGGTAGTGGGAGACCTCGAAATAAGAGAGGAACCTGAGGGGCGAGAAGAGACTGAAGATGTACGGGAAGATGTGATTGTCTTGGTTGCCACTGTTGATTGAGTAGGGCTTCTTGTTTCCCTTGATGTTCTTGAAGAGCTGGCTGTTGTGGAAGAGGATTTAGAAGTAGTAGCTGTCCTTGAACTTGTGGCAGATCCTGTAATGGTTTTGGAATTGGAAGAAGTGGCGGTAGTAGTACGTGTAGACGTAATTGTTCTTGAATTTGTTGTGGATGATGTTGTTGTCCTTGAAGAGGTGGCTGTGCGAGTAGTAGTTGAAGATCCAGTCGATGTTCTTGATGTTGTAGAACTCCTTGTGCTAGTGGAACTCCCTGTACTTGTCAAAGAGGGGCGTGCCGAGGGTGAAGGGTTTCGACTTGGCCTCGTAGTCTGACTAGCGATTCCAGATCGTGTTGAAGTTCTTGTAGCAGTCGAAGTAAACGTAGGAAGGGCACCAGCAGCAACAAGTTCTCTTCCATAGATAAAATCATACGTCGTTAATTGAATGTTTGTTTCTTGGATTCCTGGAGGACCAGGCCCTTTATCACCTACTAAATCCATCGAGTGGATTCCACCAAGGCCCGCCAATAAAAAGAGGGATAGGAGTCGTCGCATCTCTAAAGGTTCATATCTTTATCTCTTTTAATCTCTTTTTTCTAAGTTGGATTGAATTCCAATACCTCATCTGGCTGGCCGGCTGCGTCAACACTGAAGACCATGCCATTCTCTGCCCGCCAGACAGGCCGGCCATTCAAGGTGGTCTTCACAATCTCCATAGTATCTATCGGCAGTCGTTCAGGCTTCTTATCGCTTTCCTCATACATCTTTTTGATAATCGTGAAGCCACTTGTCATCAGTGTACTTGTCGGCTTTTCAGGGACTTTCTCCTTCTCCTTGCTTTTGCCTGTGCCCTTTCCCTTCACCATGATCTCCATCTCTTCGTCACTCGGCCTTTGAACCCGCCAAGGGCGAATGCCACGCCGCAGGAAGAAGCGTTCAAGCTCAAGTTGCGCCCTCGCAGCACCCCTTTTACACTCTTCCTCGGGATCTCCGTACAACGCAATGGTTTCCCAATAATACGGGCTTCCATATACTTTCGAACCCTCAGGAATTGGCTGAGTAACTAGGCCATGGATCATCAGGGCTTGATACTTGCTCTTCGTAGGCCTCCTTTTACACACTTCACACAACTGTTCACCGTCTTTTGCCATGTACTTACAGGGCATCGCAAAGGACGCATGTTGTCCATCAGGACCAATCTTGAATTTCGTGGAATCCCACTGGGCGAGACGGGCCAAACAGGGACTTGATGGCATCAGGGAATGGGACTTCTTTTCAGGTTGGGCCACTCCAAGGGCAAATTTTAGGCTTGCTTGTTGAGTGTTCTCGCACTCGGATCGCTTGTCTCAGGGGACCACCGAGGCATCCAGTAAGGCCAGAGGTTTGCTGTATGAGGATACCACTTCTCGAATTCCTGGCGATACCAGAAAGCCTCCTTCGTCTTCGGGGCCGGCCACCAGTTCTTCTCAAATGCTATCTCCTCCCATCCATCAGGTACAACCCCTGCCTCCTCAATCTTCTTCTGGATGATCTGGTACCACGACAGCTCCACCTGTGACACACCATCACTGAAAGCCTCCTTCTGCCGCCACAGGACCTCATCAGGAAGGAGCCCAGTTCCAGCAAACGCATCACGCAGCAGCTTCTTCTCTGGCTGCCCATTGACACCAGGACGCAGCAGGGCCGTGGGGTACGCACGGGCTGTCGCAACAAACTGCTTATCCAGGAAAGGCGTGCGGGCTTCTAGGCCATGACTGCTAATACAGCGATCCGAGCGGAGCACATCATACTTGCTGATCTCTCGCAAGAGCCGATCGACCTCACCCTCATAGGCAGCATCACTCGGCGCACGGAAAAAATACAGATAGGAGCCAAACACCTCATCTGACCCGTCACCATTAAAGACCACCTTACAGTCTGAAAACTCCCGAATCGCCTTGGAAACAAGCCAGTTTCCTACACTAGCACGGACTGTCGTGATGTCATAGGACTCAATATCTTTGATGACCTGGGGAATAGCAGCAAACATCTCATCCGCTGTGACAACAACCTCCCTGTGATCACTACCGATGTGCTCAGCCACCATCTTGGCGTACTTGAGGTCCGTTGCCCCCGCCATTCCAATGCTGAAGGTCTTGAGAGGCGGAAGATCCCTATCTTTCAGCTCTCGCTGAACCAAAGCAGCAATGAGACTCGAGTCGAGGCCACCACTCAGCAAGGCGGCCACGGGCCGCTCCGTCATCAGGCGCTTCTGGACAGCCTTTGTGAGCGCAGCCGCCAGCCTACTACGAGGATCCGCAACAGCCCCTTTTACCCAAGGCACCTGGTGATAAACAAAACGCTGTGTTGTACTGAGGCGGGGTGAGCTCGCACTCAGTCGCCAGACCTCCCCAGGAGGGAATTCATAAATAAGCCCACCATCCAACCCCTCTTTTACAAACGGCTCCAGGGCTTTCCTCTCGCTGGCAAAGAGGATCCCCTCGTCCTCCAGTTCTGTGTAAAAGAGTGGCCTTACACCATATGGGTCACGGGCCACGATGAATGTATTGAGTTTCTTGTCATACATGGCAATGGCAAAGACTCCATCGAGGGCACGGCAGAAACGGACAGGATCCTTGTCGCAGTGATCCCAGACAGCACCGAGCACCTCGCAGTCAGAGCCAGAGGACCGAAGGTAAGGAATCTCCTCCTCTAACATCTCTGCGTTGTAGATCTCGCCATTACACATCCAGGCCCACTGGTCATTGCCCCACACAAACGGCTGCATGCCGCCTCCATTCAGGCCATTAATGGCAAGACGAGTGAAGGCAAAGATCGCTCGCCCACCGTCGAGCTCCTGAATCTTGTAGTCTTCTGGGCCACGAGCACTCAGACTCGAAACTCCTCGAGCCCAGAGCTCATTCGCCGTCGTGCCAAGTGGCTGAGCAGCGCCTAGGTCTCCACGGAGCCAAGCCCAAATGCCACACATCTCCCTTTAACACAAGATCAAACGCTTAGGTCGTAGCAGCATCCAGGTCTAAACTGGCTATCAACCCCAACAAACAGAATGCCTCCCCCAAAGTCCAAGATAGAACGTGTAAAAGAGGCTGTTGAGATCCTCAAACAATTGAAGGAGGTCGGTATTGGAAATACTGAGCCTGGATATACCTTAACAAAGGAATACCTCGATCAATGGATCGCCGATGGCGAGCCACGAACGGCAAAGATTCCATTTGTCCGATTTGGACGTGTAGGGCACATGATGCTTCCGAGAATTGAAGGGAGACCTGCGACGTATGTGTTAAAGGTGGACGAGGAGACGAAGGAGGAGTTTGCCAGAAAAGAGCGGGCCAGGCGAATGCTAGGGTCTGCCAACCCTGAGGAAGATACATGATAATTCCCTCTAAGACAGTTTCTAGAAATGCCGCCCTCATATGAGCGCAAGGATCTCCTCCTTTTACAAAAATACAAGGATGAGAATTTCAAGAAGGCCCTTGTGGATGGAATCCTTTCATTGACAAAGGCTCAGGTCATCCTGGCCTCGATGAAAGGCGAGACTTCTGTTCGTGTCCAGGCACCCTGGGCAGAGAGCAAGGCCCAGGCCGAGGAGTATCAAAAAGAGGAACAGTTGATTCGAGAGGGTCTGGAAGCCATATTCCCCGGCAGCAAAATCATGGTCGATGCGAATCACATCAATCTCCTTGTGTATGAGTTCTGGGAGCTTATTGTTGTGATTTCCTGGACCTAAGCTGGAGTCGACCTAACCTGATCAGGTGTTAGAGGAAATGGATGCCATTGCCAAGGGAGCTGCCTCAGCCATCATTGCTTATACGTCTCACTATGGTGTCGCCAAACTCTACAATTATGCTTGTGTGCCCGATGGCATCTGGGGCTTCTTCCAAGGGATGATTTCGGCAGGTAGCCCTGTGTGCCAGGCTGGAATGCAGGCACTGTCTACAACTCAAGTCACCTACAGTAGCCTGATCCTCATGGGAATTACCCGTGTGGGCCTGGATCTCCTGTTCCCAGGAGCCAAGTGAAACAATCCGAGCATCTTGTCCGCCCTTTCCACAGATGGCGGCACCTGTAACAGTTGCGACTGCCGAAGGTTCATTGTATGAACTCGTCGCCAGGGGCAATAAAGACGTGTTCTTTTTTCAAGATACCCCTAAATCCAAATTCCCCTTTGACCCAAGTTACGAAGTCCAAGCAGCCACTATTTCAGAGGTTCGCCGTGTACCCCCTCGCAATGCCCCTGATTTCGGGCGAACTGTGGAATTCGACTTCGACCTCGTGGGTGATATCATGCGCTGCCCCACACTGGTCATCAACCTCCCGTCCTGGTTGCCACCGACCATCGCCCGGCAGGCACAGTCCTCCCTCATCACAGACGAAGGCGGTGCTTCCTATGGATATGTTAATAGTATAGCCTATTTTCTATTCGAACAAATACAGTTTTACCAGGATAATATACTCCTCCAGGAATTCTCAGGGGATGTCCTCTGGGCTGCTCACAAAGCCACAGGCACCTATGGCCACTGCTTTGTCTACAATACTTTAACAGGCCAACATGACGGATCCACAGTCGCCATCAGTCGCCAGGCAGCTCCTCCCCAACTCCGCCTTGACCTCCCGCTAATCGGCTGCCAATCGGCGGGCGACAAGGGATTCCCCCAGCGCTCAGCAACCAAACACAGCTACCGGCTGCGCTGCAAACTCCGCCGCCTCGAGGACTTGGTCGAATCCTCCGACCTCAGCAATTTCTCCAAGCCCGCCCCTTGGTCTATCAAGACCCTGTACCAGCGCACATCTCCAGCCGGCCCGAATCAACAAGGAATCGAAGGAACAGTCCCTTTTACACCAATCCCGAGGCAAGATATAGCCCCTATTACACTTCTTCTAGAGACCACTCAAGTCTATGTACAACGCCACATCCAGGACCTACTGGAAAGAGAACCCCAACAAGTTTTCTTCAAGCGGCTCTTTGAGAACAAGTTTACTCAGAATCAGCTCGATTATCAAGGCATCATGGGAGCGGCAGGTGGGGGCTCCGCCTTGATCACCCGTCGCCTTGATGGCCGCCATCCCACTGGTAGAATTCTATTCTTCTTCCGAACTCAAAAGGATATTCAGGCCAACCGCCTTTGGAAGTTGTTCGAAGGGTTTACTACTGTAACCCTTGTAATTGCCGGCCAGACTCGAGAGTACCCGAGAGGTCCTTTGGCCTGGAGGGACATTGTGAACTTTGGCAAGGAACAGATCGATACGGAGTCAGAGTTGTGTAGCATGAATTGGAGTATGGGACACATTCCTCCCCAAAGATTCCCTGAATCCCTCGAGTCTCAACCATCAGGCACGATCAATATGTCAACGGCCGACAGACCCACCTTCAATCTCTCTCTTACACAACCTCCTCTGGATTTCCCGGTCACTGAGTTACGAGTGATTACAGAAGGCTGGGCACGCTTTGATACTGACGGTCAAGGAAGGGCCGAATTGTTCTCCGCCAATTAGAAATGGCACAGACCATTGTGAATACTACATTAACTTCAAATGTGACACTTATTGAAATAAATACAGGAAATACAGCACAGCTCAAGGTTTTTCTTTTACCCCAGGCATCCTTACATCCAGGTAAATTCTATTTCTTCAAAGATTTAACAGGTGCCGCCAGTACAAATAATGTATTTATTTCAACATCGGCGAACGGTGATTCCATTGATAGGACAGGAAGGCAGGCTTTTTTGAACACGTCCTATGGATCAATTGGACTCATGTCCGATGGTTCTACAACGTGGAAAACCATCGCATCCTATCTAGGAGAATATTCCCAATTCCTAACCTGAACTGTTAAGTATCACAATAATAAAACTCCCCTCGCTTCGCTCGTTGAGTTATGTTATAATACTTAGTAGCCACTCATGAATAATAAATTTTCGAACCTACGGTCCTTAATTTATTATTCACTGGAATAGCATCAGATGGCGACCCCGATCCAAATCCTGAGTAGCCACAGTATAGTAAGTGCCGATGTGCGAACAGCCTTAAAAACACTTACCTTACCGGTTGTCAGCACAAATATTGGAAAATTATTATTTATAAAGGATACTTTTGGGAATAGTGCGAATTGTAATATTAATCTCAGTACGATTGGCCTGGATCGCTTTGAACGCTCTATAAATTCGAATTTGCGTCTTTCGACCAATTTCGGCTGCTGGACCTTGACGAATACAGGGACGAGCAATTGGATTTTCTTAAATTCCTATACAAATTCTATTCCAAAATATCCCCTGGCGAGCTCTTTTCTCTATTCGCCAGCGGCAATTCAGTCCCTCACATTTTGGTTCGATGCGGCAGATGCTACAACCATAACGACAAGCGGTATCGGGGTAACTCAGTGGAGAAGTAAAACAGGTGGATTAGTATTAGGAGAACCCTCTATTGGAGCCGTCCCAAGCATTATTACAGGTGTAAGAAATGGCCTTCCAGTAGTAAGGTTTACTCGCTTTTCAAGTACTGCTTTAACATCTTCAAATTTACCATTTGTTGGAACAAATTCTTTAACAATTATGGCTACATTTCAACCTGCTGACAACGAGAGTGGTTGGATTTTTTGTGTAAATAATCGACTTTCAAACGATTATAAAGGAAATATTGTATTTGGACGTGATGGACCTCCTGCTGTTTATGATAGAACTATTGGGCCTCAGGCACTTATGACGTTACAAGATACTCTACAGCAGGATGTCTATGTTCCTGAGCCTTCAGGCACTAACTGGAGGATTATGACATTTATATGTAACAGGGAGATAGGTCGATCTACATTGTATATTAATAGTTCAAACTATACTAGTACAAGTTTAGGCCCTGATATAACATCTTGCTTAGATAGTAATATTTACAAATATAATATAACATTAGGGTGTCAAAATGAGGATCCAGGAATACCTGGTTACACTTATAGTTATTTTACAGGGGACTTAGGAGAACTTCTAGTGTTTACTTCGGCCCTTTCAGACAGGGATCGCTTCAAAGCTGAATCCTATTTGGCTAACAAGTGGGCTTTAACATCAGACATAAGCGCAACAAACCCCTATAAATCAGTTCAGCCTACATTTGCTAACTAAATAAGAAGTCTTTATCGTGGGCAGCAGCGGCCAGCGTTCCATGATATATTCCGTCCCTTTAACAAATGTCAGCAATCACTCCGAACTCAAATCAGGCTTTTATACAAGTTGATTTAAGGTCGTCAATCAGGGTGCTCCAGCTTCCAACGGCATCGACAATTTCAGGAATTTCAACGACAGGAAAAGTTCTGTATATTACCGATCGGTATGGCATGGCTGCTGCGAATCCACTCATTATTACACCACAATTAAACGAAACTATTGATACATCATCAATTGCTACGGCACTTACGCAAAATAATCAAACGATTGCTCTCGCTGCGAGTGGAGGTTCGAATTGGATGGTTCTAGAATCAGATGTCCCACCCCCTCCTTTTTCACCCGATCAAATCCCTGGCTTAGGTCTCTGGTTAGATGCTTCTGATTCATCAAAAGTCATTCTATCCACTACAACAACAAGTACAATAGCGGTAAGGACTAAAGGCGTGGGACAAAATGGAAATCTCATCCAAACAACAGCGCAGAGGTATCCCCAAATATCAACCTCTTTCATTAATGGATACAGTGCGTTTGCTTTCACCTCATCAATAAATGCTGCGACATCCCTCTCTAATGCAGTAATGCCCCATAATAGTACAGGATACTCTATATTTGCCGTTGGATTCCTGAAAAATCCTGCTTTTCAAGGTACAAGTACTGTTCAGTGCCTTTTGAACGGAACCACAACAAATAATAGTAATCTTTTCTTTGGGGCAGTAGGATGTAATTTTGCTGTTTGGAATGGAAATGGTACAACCATTCGCTCAAATGTTGCTGCTTCACCGAATTGTAATGTCCAGACACTCTGCTTGATGCAAGCTAGTTTAGAAGTAAATAATATATATTCAGCTGTAAATTCGAGACAATTAAACCCCATACTTAGCACAGTAGCGCAAACAAATTTTACAGGAATTCAGATAGGATCGCAAATCAATAATTCGAATGCTTGGAATGGTTATTTGGCTGAATTACTTTTTTATAATTATAAACTACCACCGAGACTGGAACAACGTGTACAATCCTATTTAACATACAAATGGGGAATTCCCACAACGACCTTGACAACAGGCGGAAATGCCTTTGTCAACGGGCCAACCCCTTTTACACCATTCGATCCGTATAGTGTGGGAAATTGTATGCTTTGGTTTGATGCTTCTGATAAAACAACACGTTTCCAAGATACTGGCTTATCCATTCCAGCTCTTAAATCTGGCGATCTTGTCCTCGGCTGGAAAGATAAAAGTATTTACAGAAATCACGCTAGAGGAATAGGTGTTACAAGGGGTATTCATTATACAAGTAAGGAGACAACAACTTGCGATTCTGTATATTTTACAGGAAACCAAGAAAATGGGCTTGTTCTCTCTAATTCACTTCTTCCAACTGGTGATGCCACGTACTTTTTATGCTTGCGTATGTTTGATATTACTTTACCCTTTAACTCTGTATTTTTTCAACATGGTGGATCAAATGCTGGTGTTCCTATTAGACGTATATTTTTTCAGCGCAATGGTATGAATTTCTATTTTTCCATACTTAGTGGAAATAGTTCACCTCCAGGTAACGTATCAATCCAACCTGTTCAAAACGGGAATAAATTTATTATTATATCATTCACTATCTCCTCTAACTCAACCTCCTATGGGTATGATGTTACCCCAGGTCCTACAACTTTAGGTACCTTTGTCTATTCAAATGGTCTAACTGGGTCTTATACACCTACTGGAAACGCAAATATAGGATCAAATGTTGTTGCAGGAGGATTAGCTGAGTTACTTGTATATAGTAATATTCTATCTGATTCTTCGAGGCAACAGGTTGAAGGCTATTTAGCCTGGAAATACAATAATTTATGGCAGAGTTTGTCGAATGGACATATATCTCGGGCCGTCCCAACCTATAGTAATTCTTTCGCTTCAAATATATTAGTTTCTGTAAATCAAAGTCCTGGTAGTGGTCGAATTGGCAACACAGTTGTTAGCTATAACAATGGCCTATCATGGGTAGGTTCCTCAAATGGATTTGGATTACAGGGGAATGATACTCCTTATGGTATAGCTACAAATGGGTCGATGTGGGTTGCTGTGGGGCAAGGAAACATAGGCTCCAATATTCGGTATAGTTATAATGGAATAAATTGGTCAAATGCCATATCAGGGGCCTTTGCGCCAGGGGTAACAGGCAGAGGTGTTGCATATAATGGAACAAATCTATGGGTTGCGGTTGGTGAATTTAGTTCAGCAACTGGGTCTGCTGCCTGTATAAAATATAGCGGTGATGGACTTAACTGGTCAAACGGAAATGCCACTCAATTCACATCATCTTCTAGAATCCCTTTATGTGTAAGATATGGAGGTGGTGTATGGCTTGTTGGATGTACTGGACTAGGTACAGGAAATCTCCTGAGAAGCGTGAATGGAAGTAATTGGACACAATTATCAATCAACATAGACCAACGTATATCAGCAGTAGCCTATTCTTCGGGTCTAAATAGATGGATAGCTGTTGGAAATAATCTTGATAGTTATACAAGCCTTTCAAATATACAGGTCAGCTTAAATAATGGAGATTCGTGGCGAGGTATTGCCAGTCTAACAGGCATTGCTAATAATTGGACATTAGGTGTAGCAGCAGCTGCTAGCCCAACAATGTTCATTTATGCTATGGATGCTAATGCAGAGGGTGCTGGTGCTAATTGTTTACGATATTCAACAGATGGTTCCAATTGGGTAGGTATACAAGGAGTTCATTTTGGTGGCGGATTTAATGTAGGACCCGCTGGAGCAATTACCTACAGTTCCACAAGTTCACGATGGATAGCAGGGGGTGTACGAGTTGATGGAACATCTCCAGGGTTATGGTTCAGTGATAATGGTTTGAATTGGTCTGCCTCACTAAGTGGATATCCAACAAGTGTTTGTCAGGGACTGGCTAGTACATAAACCACCAGGTGCCAAAGTTAAGAACGCCCCTTTAGGGGCGTTTTCATTCATGGGTACCTGGGTGGCACGACTGTCTAAGTTCCTCAGATCGCACTCCTACGGAGTGCTTAACTTCGGCACTTAGCGGAACAGCCAAAACATATAATTCACATTCAAATCTGCGAACTACGTACTTGCTTTTAATACTCCTTCGTAACACAGAATGAGCACAGGCTCAGGGTCAACCTATGGCCTCCTCCGCCCTGGCGGCGATATCGTCACCCTTTTAGATCTCACACCCAGGGATGTCCAAGATGGTGAGTACTTCCCTCTCCAAGCTCAAAAAACATGGTGGTTGCCCGACAGTGAACGCCGCATTCGCCCCTACTCCCTTAGTGTCCAGCAGTTCCCTTTCCGAGGTCCCACAGCATTCGGTCAGAGATTCACCTTTGACATTGCCTCCACAACCGCAGGAGATCTCCTACTATCAGCCGTCCTCCAGATCAACCTTGGCCATTGGTTCGACCAGACCACCCTCGCCCGCATCCAGACAAAAGCCTACACTTTTCAAAATCCAGATGATGCCTGGTATTACGCAAATAGCCTGGGGTCCGTGATTCTCCAGAAAGCTGAGTTAGAGGTGAATGATCAGACTATCGAGATTGTCGATGGTGACTTCCTGAATGTCGCAAGCCTTCTCTTCCAAGATGTAAACAATCAATACGGCTTCGCCGTCGACGGACTCGGCCGCAGACCCTTTAACACCCTCCAACAAACACCCCAGACTCGCCCCTTCCCCTGCCAGACCAATACCATCTTCGTGCCTCTCCCTTTCTTCTTTCAACGAGTCCGTCTCGAAGAAGTTCTTCCTCTCCTCGCCTGTAAGGAGAACTCGGTTCGTATCCATATAACCTTGAGACCTTTCCACGAGTGTGTGCGTAGAATCACTGGAAGCCGCAGTTCATCAACAGAAGTCCCCCTGAATCTCTCAATCCCACTCATCGATCGCCGTGGAGAACTTCCGCTCGACATCACTGCCGGCACATCCCAGACTCCCCCAGCCTTTGAAACTATCCAGCTCGTTACTACAACAGCCCAGACAGATGGTGAGATTCGCCAGCGAATCCTGCGGAGCCCTTTTGAGACCCTGGTGCGTATCGTCGACACCTTCTCCTTCGATGAACCCCTCAAATACTTGACTAACAAGTCAACCGCCGATACTATACAGCTCCAGTTGCCCCTCGAGGTGAATCACCCCATGGAAGAAATTCTCTGGTTTGTGCGTCGCAAAGCCGTGGCAAATAACAACGAATGGACGAACTACAGCAACGTCCTGTCGACAGAATATGATCCTATCTACAATCCCAGGAACCCAATGTTACAGAACGCCATTCTACAACTGAATGGTACAGAACTCGTGAATCAGGAAGAACAGTGGTTCCGCCAACACATTGCCTTAAAACACAAGGGAGGCGCAGCAGCTTTCGAAAATTTCATCTATGGATATTCCTTCGCTGATACTCCAGGTGAACACCAACCGTCAGGCACTGCGAATGCCTCACGGTTACAGACTGTTCGTTTAACACTGGATATTTCACCCCCTGGCGGTGCCCAGGCCCAAGACTGGGAAGTCAAAGTCTTTGTTGTGAGCCTCCAGTGGCTCCGTTATCAAGATGGTATGGTAAATCGGATTTTTACTGATTAACAGTCCTAAGCACTTGCGTGCTTACTCGTACAAATCCCCAACATTGGAGAACAAGTTTACCAAATCTAATAAAAGGCCCATAGAACTATTGACATAGTTCTTACGACCTTTCGCCCGAGCCTCTTCCTTTAACACCTGAGTATCATACGCCACGAATACGGCGAAAAGCCCAGTACCGGCAACAGCCAACCAATCCTTCATCTGGAACGCAATATTCCGCTCTCCTTCCCCACCGAAGACCTCAAGGCCAATCTGGACCAAGCGAGCCAGGATCAAGCCAATCAGTCCAACCATCAAGTACCCACCAAAACCGAGCAGGTTCTGCTTATCGGCGAATCCAGCCACACTCATTGCCACAAAGATTCCAACCACCATCGCCAAAACATCCTCTAACACCTTTTTCTCACCAAGGCGATCGACCAAAGGAGTCAAGCTCTGACCCAGTAAAGCACAGAAAGCCGCAAAGACTATATACTTGAGAGGACCAGGGCTCATAGGGATAATAACAAAGATGATGACCAATGTCAAGAGGGCAGAGATCAAGGGCCACCACTTGTTTTGTGTTAGAGGGTATTTGCTGCTGGCCGCAATGACGGCAGAGGCACCGGCCAAGTGGGCATAGACAATTCCCATAAAGTTCGTCATTCTAGCAAGGCCGCACAAAATCCTTCCAGATTCCCTCCTGACCCGTCAGATGGCATCGGCAGGTCTACTCAGGCTGCTGAACTCCGGCCTCCAAGATGATCGCCTTTTACCCCCAGACCAAGAGGCAGACCTGGATCCCCTCAAACAACGGGCGACCAAGGGTGGCCGCTTCACTACCGAGCTCGTCCGTGTGGATTTCGACAACCGCCCTGCCTTTGGAGTACAAGCAAAGGCCACGATTCCTCGGAAAGGGCACTTGATTACCAGGGCCTACCTCGTGGCCCGCATGCCAGACATTCGCACACAGCAACAGGCCGCTCGTGCCTGGTGTCAGGCAAATGGCAAGGACTTCGCTGGACCGACCTTTGGCTGGACGAATTCCCTCGGCCACGCCCTGGTTTCCCAGGCCCAGGTGACGATCGCAGCCAGCCCCATTGATACAATTGACGGGAGGTTACTGGAAGTTCTCGATGAATTCCACACATCCCTCGAAAAGACCACCACGGTAAACCGCCTCCTGAAACGCAAAGACAATGGGTTCACCCCTACCTCTTTCGGCTTTTCCACAACCAATGAAGAAGTTGTGGTCCCTCTGCCCTTCTGGTTCACCCGTGATCCTGCCGCCGCCCTCCCCATTGATGCTATTGGCACTGACCCTGTTCAGATTAACATCACATTCTCCCCTTTAACATCAGTCTACGTAAGCACAGCACACACCTTTAACACAAACGGACAGGATAGCTACTTCCCTCTCCCTTCTTCTCCCTTTTACTACATCGACAACTCCAACACACCAACCAGTTCTCAGCTCGTAAAGGGTCTCAATGGAAACCCAGCAGTAGCTGCTGCTCCAGTCTCGAAAGTTCCCGCAATTCAAATGCCAGCCCAAGAATCCCTCCTTTTACAGGATTCCTACTTGCTGCTCGAGTACGTCTACATAGATCAACCAGAGGCCAACAGGATACGCCTCGCAGACCTCAGTTATCCTATAGTCCAGCACTATGCCATACCTCCCTATGACTCCAAAGGCATGGCGAATGTGCGGATTCCTATGCGAGTGCCGAACCCCACCCGTGAATTCTACTTCATGGTCCACAGGCAAGACGCTGACCCTTTGAACGCTCCTTTCCTTGCCACTCGAGATTTGAGCGGCCTTCCCATGTTTGACTTGAGTGGTGTTGGGCCTACCGCCCCTTGGTGGCCTGATGCTAGCGGACTCAATACAACAACCTTCTTACCCTTGATCCCCGCATTCAGTGAGCTCGATTCTGAGGCCATTGACTCCTTCGCCCTCCAGTACGAAGGAAAGATTGTGAGGTATGCGACAGATTCGCCGGCCTTTTTCAGGTCGATTCTCCAGAGTGTCGAACAAACAAAAACACCTTGGCACAATAAATATTACTATCATATTCCCTTTGGCACACAGCATGAACAATTCGGGATTACAAATCCAATGGGTCATGCAAATTTAGATAAAGTCCAGAAAGTCGATCTCGCTATTCAATTCAAGCCCATGCGAGGAAGCCAGTCCGTCACGAATCTCCCCTCTTACACAATCTATATATGGGCCGAAACATACAATATCCTCAGGGTCTATGGAGGACGGGCTGGACTCCTGTTCGGTTACTGAGGCTCCGCCGTCACAACAGGCCGCTTGAAAAAGGAGAGACGACCAACATCCATGCTCGAGATAGTACCTGCCGCCTGCTGGTCACGGTGCTTCTGGGTACGGGCTTCCTCGGCCTTCTCAAGACTCTGCTTGATCTTCTCGGCCCAGTCAAAGGCTGTCTGCTCTGAGGGCCGCAGCCCTCGAGTGAGGAGGGATGGAAACTGCTGGGCCTCGGCGGGTGGTGCTAGAGGGGGAATATCAGCCAGCTCCTCAGTGGCATCCTCACCAATTACTTCTGGAGCCGAGTCTGGAAAAAAGGGGGGAGTCTTGGGCTCATAGAGGATCGCCGCCTCCTCTTCGTCCTCAAAGAGAGGTTGGCCGCTCCGAATACTAATCCAACCATCCTCCTTGAGGGACTGCCGCTGATTCTTACGACGGCCCCGTGAAAAAGGGGTACTGAAGATATTCTTAGAACCCTCGTCCAGCTTGAATCGTGAACCCTCGTCGTCCTTCTTCCATGTGCGAAAGGGAGGAGATGAGGGTTTACTAGGAGCAGGGGCCTCCTGCTGCTGCTTCTCTTCCTCTTCTGAATCACTCAGCTCGAGACCAGCGAACCGATTGCTCGCCTTCTGAGGCTGCCGCTCCAGCTTGTCCTTTTGGGGCTGGGGCATCTACATAGTCCGTGCGCCGCCGCCTTAGGCTTTTCAAAGCCAAAAGCCCCATGTTACACTTTCTTTTTTGAAAAATGATCAAGGGTCTCCCTAATTAACCAGATGTCCCAGCAGAAATGGTGAATGCCTTGGTCATCGTTGAATCCCCTGCAAAATGCAAGAAGATTCAAGGATTCCTCGGACCCGGCTACACGGTCCTCGCCACAATGGGGCACATTCGTGCTCTAGAAGAGGACTTGGATGCGGTTGGACTCACACGTGATTTCGAGCCCAAGTACCGTTTTCTCAAGGAGAAGTCAAAGGCTACAGGGCCTATCCTAGATGCGGCAAAGAAGGCAGATGTCATCTACCTGGCCGCCGACGATGACCGTGAAGGCGAGGCCATTGCCTACTCAGTCGCCTGCCTCCTCAAGAAAGACCCTCTAACACTCCATCGAGCAGTCTTCCATGAGATCACCGCAACCGCTGTCAAGAACGCAGTGGCCAATCCTCGCCGACTTGACATGAACCGTGTGAATGCGCAGCAGGCCAGGGCTGTTCTTGATATGATGGTAGGCTTCACTATCTCCCCTCTTTTATGGAAGCACGTGGCAAGGGCACTGTCTGCTGGCCGCTGTCAAACCCCTGCGCTGCGACTCGTGAGCGACAGGGAGGCAGACATTCGCAAGCACACCACGGAAACGACCTGGGGACTTGTTGGTCAGTTCGAAAACAAGGCAACCCCTCTAAAGTTCCAGGCGACCATGGAAGACGAGCTGGAAGATCAGGAGTCTGGCCTGAATTACCTCGAGAATGTACACGGGAATCCTGGAGCGAGTGTAAAAGGGGTTGTTGTGAAGCCATGGACTTTGAATGCGCCCAAGCCGCTTATTACGAGCACGCTTCAGCAAGAAGCTAGTGCCTTATATAAATTGAACCCCAAGGCGACCATGAAGATCGCCCAGGAGTTGTATGAGGCAGGACATATCACGTATATGCGGACGGACCATGCGATTATGTCAGAGGAGGCTATTGCGAGTGCTCAGGCTGAGGTGAAGGGCAAGTATGGTCAGGCATACGTGGGAGATGCGGCGAGCTGTAGGGCTGCTGCTGGATCTGGACCCACCAGTGAAAAGAAGAAGACTAAGAAGAGTTCAGACAGCCCAGCAGGTGAGGAGAAACCACAAGCCCAAGAAGCCCACGAGATTTCTTCTAAAGAGAAGAAATCACCTGGGCAACCTGCTACGCAGGAAGCCCACGAGTGTATTCGCCCTACTCACTTTGACTTGCTGGAACTTCCTTCGAATGAAGACTGGTCCGCCACAGATAAGAAGGTCTATTCCCTCATTTACCGCAAGGCCATACAGTCGACCATGGCAGCTGCGAGAGGCCAGACCCGCACAGTCAAGCTCTCCCTCACAGCAGATGAAGATGAGTTTCCTTGGTCAGCCAGTTGGAAGAAGACTGATTTCCTCGGCTGGCAGATTCTCGGCAAACAAGTCAATATCGACGCTGATGAAGATGAAAGCCAAGATAAGAGCAATGGTGTAAAAGAGGATGAAGAGGAGAAGGCCTGGAAGGCGGCAGCGTGCCTTGAGCCAGGGACGGCCCTGAAGTGGTCGATCCTTCAGGCAGTACCCAAGAGGACACGGGCACCACCCAGGTTTACAGAGGCGACCTTGATCCGTGAGTTAGAGAAGAAGGGAATTGGTCGCCCATCGACCTTTGCTTCCCTTGTCGATACCCTGTTCGACAAGAAGTACATTGAGAAGCAGGATATCTCAGGTACACAGATCAGTCAAACCACACTGACAGTCAAACCAACCCAGTGGCCCCCTCTAACACAAGTCAAACAGGTCACACAGGGAGCAGAGAAACAGAAGTTGGTTCCCTCTGCCCTTGGAGAGTCAGTCCTTTCTTTCTGCCTCAAGGAATTCCCCCAACTCTTTGCCTATGAATTTACGGCACTCATGGAGAATCGGCTTGATAAGACTGCGAGGGGAGAAGAAGGATGGAAAGAGGTATGCCGAGATACTTGGAATTCGTACAAGGCAGACTATGAACGCTTGTCAAGCAAAGGATCTGCCCCTACGAATTCAGAGAAGGTCAAGGACTTTGGAGGAGGATTCAAGGCAGTCATGACTAAGAATGGGCCGCTCTTAGTCCAGGAAGCAGAAGATGAAAAAGAGAAGGCAAAGTTCTATGACTTCCCAGCGGGAGAGACCATGTCAACTATCACAGAAGAGAAGGCTCGGCAATGGCTTTCACGGTCCCAGGTCAGCCTGGGGACTTTCAAGGGCAAAGAAATTGAAAAGAAGAAAGGGCCTTATGGCTTCTATCTACAGTCAGGGGATCTGCGGATTCCCTTTGTGGATGGTGAGTCTGAGTCACAGATGATGGAGAGATTCCGCCAGAGAGCGGCGGCGGCTTCGACGAATTATGTGTTTGGTCCTTACACGTTTAGTGTGGGCCAGTACGGACCGTTCATGTACAAGACAGACTTGAAAACTAAGATCTTCGTGAGTGTTCCTGCCGAGACTGATGTTCGAAAGCTTACGGCACAAGAGGCGGATGCCTTATACAAGGCTGGTGTGGAAGCCAAGAAGGCAGCAGGTGGAGGCCGAGGTGGTCGTGGTGGTCGTGGCGGGTTTGGTGGACGAGGCAGGGGAGGACGAGGAGGCAGCCGTACCGTTAAGTATTAAACTTAAGAACTACACTCACTTCGCTCGTGTAGTTTTAATATGATACTTAACAGCCATTCGTTCATATTAAAATTTACGAACCTGTGGTTCTTAATTTTAATATTCACTGGTACTTAGTCTCCTTCCCCATTAGAATGTCAAGATCCCCATCTCCAGATGGAAAGACACCGAGAACCGATGTTTCAGGAAACCGACCGCCAAGATTCAACAACGGCTGGACAAATGAGCAAGAGGAGTTGATGGCTGGATGGGCTGATATAGCAGCCTGTTATCGCTGGATGCACGACAGGTGCGAGAAGATCATGGCATACAACAACATGTGGATTACTGTGCCTGTTATCATTTTATCAACACTCACTGGATCCGCTAATTTTATGTTACAATCCGTCGTTGGTGATGATAAAGAGATACAAAAATTCGCTCAAATAGGAATTGGAGGGGTCTCCATTTTTACAGGAATTCTCACAACCCTCGGTAATTTTTTCAGATATGCCCAGAGCTCAGAGGCGAATCGTGTAGCAGGCATTGCGTGGGGCAAATTCCAGAGACAATTGGCAGTGGAGCTTGCGCTCCATCCCAAAGAGCGCATTGACTGTATGGACTTCTTGAAAATCTGTAGAGCTGAACTCGACCGCTTGATTGAACAGTCGCCGCCGATTCCAGACCAAGTCATTGCCGCCTTCGAGAAGGAGTTCAATAGCATAACAAATCTCAAGAAACCTGATATTGCTCACGGTGTGGATCATACAAAGGTGTTTGTAGACAAGGAATCACGTATGAAGAAGATGGCGGTTGATGCTGCTATTATGTTAAAGCAGAAGCGGAAAGTCTGGCATGATGCCATGATGCCTGATGTGGATCGCCGACTCAATGTACAGATCACCCGTGCCGTCACAGATCTTTCAGGAAATCTTTTCAAGAATTTACAAGAACAAATTACGAAACTTCAGGAGGCGATGGATGCCCAGATACAATCCCAACAAGAAAAGACGAAGACAGCGCATATTCGCAGTTTTGCGAGAACCTCTATAACACCACCTGGGTTAAGAGGAAGATCACCTGAGATACGAAGAACCATCCCCCCATTTCGAACAACAATCAAAGCGGTCCAGCCGCCCACCTTGGCTATTCAGCCACCGATTTTGGCTATTCAGCCAACCCCTCTAACACAGAAAACCATCGATCATACAATTCCATCAAGTAAGGAAGTTACACAAGACCAACTCATAAGCGCCTTGGTTCAGGCAGAACCAGCAGAAGCTCCTGCTGTGCCACCTGTACAAGTGGAGGCCCGTGAAACAGTGATTGAATTCCCAGAAGCCAGTTTTGACATACGCTTCGGTGAAGAATCCCGTGAGCCGTCGCCAGAGCCTCGTCCTCTTGCCGAGGAAGCCAAGGATGCAAGGGACACATCCGAGGCAAGGGAGGCAGGCAGTCCCTAAATTTGATTTTGCCCCAGCCTGCCCATCGGTCAAGTCCCAAACCCGACCAAGATGCTGTGGAACACGAACACTCAGATCCGCCGCATCTTCAACTGGAAGCAGCTGCTGTGTGACTGGAATGCCTCTCTCAACATGCCCCCTTATGTTGAGACGGTCATCGTCAACCTCAAGGCCGCAGCAGATCCCAATTCCAACAGTGATTTCCCTCTTACACACTTCCTCACCTTCCTCAATAATGAGCCTGAGGCCCTGGTCTGGTTCCTGTACGAGAACATTGCCCTGCGCTGGATGTATGGCGAGGTGCGCCTGGACTATGTGAAGGACCTCCTGGAGCTGGTGGATCTGGAGACGAGCTTCCCTGAGTTCCCTGGCTCTCCTGGTCGCAGCCTGACGGTGCGGCAGTTTGTGGAGAGCCATCTGAGCGCTGAGGAGCTGGATCAGGTGGAGCTGATGCCCCGCCTTGTGTCTACGAGCCAGGCATCCTCTGGGATTCGCCGCTCTCCTCGCCTCCAGGCCCGTCTCCAGTCTTGGCGGCAGACGGCCGATCAGGCCCGCCAGCAGCGTCAGCGTGAGCAGACCCAGCAGCAGGAGCCCCAGGTTATCTTCCAGTGGAACAGCCAGCCGCTCCGCCTGGCAGATCCCCTGCCCGATGGCAGCACGATCTCTGATGATTCCTCAGCCTCTGATGCGCCTAACTTTGCCACTGCAAACATCTTCTTCAGCCGCCATCCTGACAATAGCAAGCTAGATGATATTGTCTTCATCCGCCCTAGTGAGCGCTACCCTGACCTCTATGACTACACCTACAATGACAAGGACTCTAAGGTGAAGACCATCACGAAGGAGCTCACCAAAGAGCAGCTACTCCATCGCATCAGCCTCAGCCTTCGTGCCACGATCGAGGACCAGGACCCCTACAAGTTCGTCCAGGTGAACTTCCCTGGCTTCCCTACCATGATGCGCCAGCCCAAGCTCCTGGACTCCTATGTGCGTGAGATGATCTACGACATGATGGAGGAGCTGACTCGTGCCTGGCCCGTCCTTGCCTAGATATAACCCTTAAAAACCACAAAAAATTGAATTGAGTCAACCCCAATTTTTTATGGTCCCCGCCAACTAACCAGTCCAAATGAGGCCCTCTGGAGTCTTTGTCCCTTCTCAGGTCCTGCCTCAGCGCTTTCTTATTTGGAACTACGATGAGCATCGCAACCGCCAAGTTGGAGGAGGGGATGCCTACACAACTTCCATGCTGATGTGCCGATCTGAGCGACCCTACAACCCTAACGGGGCACTCCGCATTCATCTCGAGCCACATGATATTCGTGATTCCACCCTCTTTCACACACACCTGCGCATCTGGGAGCCTGACTTCATTCAGACGAGGGTTCATGTTGATTATGAAATGGAGACCACGATCTACTGCGTGACCACTCCTTTCACAGTCGGTGTTCGGCACAGGGATAATGACATGGACCTCTATGGCCAGCAACAGGAAATCCTCCCTGTCTTCATCGTGTACAAGCGGCCGAACCACGACTTTCCCTTCCTGAATTACCCTGACAATTCAATGCACACCTTCTACAACTTCAATCGGCTGATGATGAGCAGCATTCTTCAGGTGCGGTTTCCCAATGTGGAGTACGCCCTTGGCTTTCTGCGAGATCTGGAGGATCACCTGACGCAGAGCTATCTCAACATTCATCAAGGACAGCCGAGGCAGCCGAGGTCTCGTGCTGCGCCTGTCGCCCAGCCTACAGAAACAATTGTGGCTCCTGCACCAACAAATCCCGCCAATCTCACCAATCCCACAAATCCCGCAGGAGCCCAGCCACCTCTGGTCGCTCCAACGAAGCCAGCCGAGCGTATTGCCCTCGCCATCGCCCGTGACTTTGTCGCCCACAATGAGCCATGCCCTATTACACAGGAACGTATTCACGGCGGCTCCATCGCAGTCACCGGCTGCTACTGCGTCTTCCAGGCAGAGTCCCTCGCTACATGGGCAAGCACACACTCCACATGCCCCTCTTGTCGCACTGCCCTGAGTTATCGTGTGGTTACCGTCTAGCTCTAAAGGGAGATTATCCATTATGAAAAGAGTGAATGGAACAAATAAAACAAGAAACACAATCTCTCCTTTTAACACATTTAGGAGATTCTGTACCCCCCTACTTGAAAGACTGTCTTCACCAGTTTCGTCTCTGGAATCTTCAAGAATCAGATGCCAACATTTTTTTGATCTTGGATCCTTGCCATCGAGATGGACCTACTGCCGGCTATTGGTCCTCCCTTGCCTCAAGGTATCTAGTGACCCTTGTCTTCACAGATATACTCCCTCTTACACAACATCACAAAAACTTCTTGGAACAGTATGAAGGAGATCTTCAATTCAGAAAAGGCTACTGGCGACATGTAAAAGAGAGATTCTTCTTTATGGAGGAACTCATGGTGAAGTACAATCTTACAAATAGTCTCGCCATTGAATATGATGTTCTCTTTTACACCAATTTGAAGGAACTTATTTCTTCTCTCCAAAGTCTCGAAGGATCAAATGTTCTACGATATGTGATGGATAATGAAGAGAAAGGACATCCAGCCTGTATGTTTATTCCCTCTTCCAGTGCTATAGAAGCATTCAATCGGTTTCTTCTTGAGATCGTCAAAGGTCCGTGGGAAGATATGCAGAGTCTTGCGCTTTACATTAAAAAAGGAAGTGACTATGCTCTTCCTCTTCCTGTCTTGAGTCATGAAGTCAACAAGAGGCAAAAGATTCGTGTGTCCCCTGATAAAAACCGGCGATCTGACAATCCGTGGTTCTTATCTTATAGTTCTGAGCAGCTGCCTTGTCTCTTTGACTCTCTTGTGGTTGGCCAGTATGTTGGAGGGATTGACTCAAGAAATACTGGGGGAGAAAAAGTATCCAACTATGAAAATGAGAGTGCTCTCTACACCTTTCATGAATTAGACTTCAAATGGAAGAAGAATGTTAAAAATTATCTTTGGCAGCCTCAAGTCTGTGGGAAACCTCTCTGTATGATTCATGTACATTCGAAGGCGCTATCTTGTTTTTTGAGTGATAGGAAGTCTGAGCCACGTGATGATTATGATGTTGGGGCGATTAACAAGGGTCTCTTGCCCAACTAGAACCCCTCAGTAGTCCGCTGCGCTCTCTGTGACCTCGAAGTAGTTGTCGTAGCCGAGTTCGTCTTCAAACTCCTTGTTCAGGGCGGCCTGCGTCACGCTGCGCAGGAAGTTCAGGGACTCGTACTTGAGATTGGCGGTGTTGATCTTGGTCTCTAGATCTTGCTTCTTCTCTGTATTGGTCTCATTGGACAAGTTGTAGTAGAGTTCATCAATGAGTAGGTTGAGATCAAAGAGCTCGGTCTCGATCTCCTGGATCTGCTTCTCCAGCTGCTCGGCGAGGAGAGAAGTGGCCATGTTGATCTGACTGTTAGAGGGGGGACAATGTAAAAATTGGGTTTATCAAATGTCAATTTTTACAAATTTTATGTTCCGCCAATCCAATCAATCAATCATGTCCCAGCGGCCAGCCTCAATCCACGCCCAGACACGCCGAGGATGCCAGGCTGCCGCCATCAGCTCTTCTTTGAGCATGGCACAGCGGCGCTGGGCCCGTCGCTTCTTCCTCGCCACCGCTGCCCTCTTGAATTTGCCGAGAACTGCCTCCAGTGAATCGTTGTTTATCGTGGTACGCAGGACAGCGTCGCCAGTATCAGGATCAACCCCACGCATACCGTTCTCGTAGTACCTGAGGGAGACTGATAACCCAAAGGGAGGCATGTACTGTGGAATAGTACACATGAATCCGCCAGCATCTGTAGTCCAGAAGCTGAACCGAACAGGATCACCCTTGTAGCAGCCGAAACGAGTCGCCATCTTGGATTGCTAAAGCGTAAGAAAGTAGGAGGGGGGACACACCTTTTACACTATCCCTCCTATTCAATTTTTAACATTAAGGTGTCATTTCATATCCTGTGACCTCGAGCAGCATCTCTATATCACAGTTCCATCCTGGGTAAATTGGTATCATTTGACCTATAATAGATCGAATGGTACTCATACAAGATGGGCGAGCGTTGAGGTGAAGGGGTTCGTCAGGACCTTCATCCGAGAACTCATAGTTGCCGCCAAGATGACGCTCGATGGCCACAAGTAACTCTTTGATTTCACGGCTGCTCCAGTCCCGCACATCATCCTCGTAGTCGCCGTTCAAGTAGATCTTCACAGTGAGGTAGGTGTAGGCCATTGTCTTCAAGTAACAGGGGGACAATCCCTTTAACACAAACTATCAACCTTCAAATTTATTCATACGTATTATCTCTCAAACCAATGGTCAATCAGACGAGGCAGATCATCCTTATAAATAACTGGCTTATAGACATCCAGTACCAGCTTTCCCCAATCAGTTAAAACCACCTTCTTGTCATCCCCCTCTGACTCACGACCCAGGAAGAACTCAATCGCAACAGATTTACTAATCAGCCCCCTAGGTGTTAACCACTCTGACCCACAGATCTCCTTGAATTCTTTCGTCGGTTTCCGCAACTTCGATAGGTGCTCAAACCTATAGCCGTCATCAATTTGTTCAATAAATGACTCAACGGTGTCAATCTGTTCAATAATGTCTTCATTATTCTCTTCTCCCTCTTTCTCCTTCCTTGTAACTAATTCATCTCGCAGCCACTGTACAAGGTGAAAGCGATCAGGGCTCTTCATCCAAGCCGCCGGCAATTGCCCAGCATCAATCAGCTGATACAGGAGATATGAAAAAAGCTCCTTGTCTTCTGGTCCGAGTGTAAAAGGGGTATTGGTCTTGTAGCAGAACTTGATGAATTCATAGACCTGATTCGTTGTTGTCAGGCTTACTGATACACTGCTCATCCTGGACGGCCGAGGTCTCCACTGCTTCTTCCTTCTTCTCTTCATTTAGGCGTTTCATCTGGGATAACAGGCGAGTACGAGACTCCTCGTAGGTTGTACTGAGTTCATAGAGAGTGACTGGTCCATCTTTGTACGCAGGATCTTTCTCGACCTCGTCCAGTTTCACACCATACTCCTGGAGTTCTCCAATAAAACCCTCAAAATCAAACCATGAAACCCCATCTGCGAACGTGGCAACCACAGATGGCTTGTAGTTGTGAGGCTCAACCTGTTTCCGCTCAATACGTCCTTCTACGCAGGTAAGTGTCCCAACAAACCCCCAGCCTTCGTCAATGTAGTTACACTCGATAGTAAGCCCAGGGTTCTTCGTGGTCAAGTAAGCCAGGAGCTGACTAGGAGGATCCCACGCAGTATACATACTCGCCACTAGCTCATCCTCTTTTACACTCCTCCAATGAATATCATCAGCTCCCCACTTGGTACCCCAATGAGCCACACACCACTCATACCAGCCCTCTTTTGCTGGAGTTGTTTCCCGCATAGGACAAGGATGAAGTTTCTGGAAGTCAAAGTTGGTCATGAAAATATTCTTTAACACAGACTCGGGACCCTTGAGGGTTATCTTATTGTACACCCAGTTCGGCATCTTGGAGTAAAAAGTATCTTTATCTTTTACTTTTTGATTGTTTAGGTTTTTAGTGGGGTGTGGCTTCAGAAGTTCTCAGCGTGGTGCATCAGTAGCCAAGCACGACAGGCTAGTACGAATGAGGGTAGTGTCTTACCCTCATTGTCACTCAGGGGAATCTTGTGCTTCTTCAGGAAACTCTTTGCAGCGAGACTTGCCCAGCGATCTGCCGCCTCTTCCTCGCTGAGGCCGGCCTCCTGGACCTCTGCCTCAATGGCATCCCACCAGGTATTGTAGTGGGACATCATAAACATGTGGATCTGACGAATGAGCTTCTGCTCCTCAGCTACCGTGGGCTTACCATCCTCTGCAAAGACCGCAGAGACTGGAACAGCCTGCTGGGCCTGAGTAGGGGTGCTGCGCTTGCTGCGACTACGGGTGAGGACGGGCATTGTGGGCTGGACTGGGCAGAAGAAGAGGCACTGCCTGGGTCAATTTTTGGGATCAGGGTTTGGCGCTGGATGTAGGTGTCGATGTTGGCGAAGATGCCGAATTCGTCGTGAGTGAGGACACGCTCAGCGAAGCGCTCCTTGATGCGCCAGTAGACGGCCGCACTCAGCGAGGGACTGTCGACGGCAATGCTGCGCCAGCTCACAGTTCCGCTGAACCGTGCCCCCGCATCCTTATCGAACTTGCTCGGCAACTCCTGGGCCACAAGAGTGATGGCAACCCCCTCGACAACAGGAAGCGCATTTGTTTCTGCCAGATCTACCCCCAGGGCAGAGGCAATGCGCTCCTGGAACTGGACTGCGTCTCGCATTGTGAATTCCAGGTGGCGCTGCCAAATCTCGGTGTTGGTCAGGCGATCCCTGATGAAGTCAATGTGCGCCTGACGCACCTTGCGCATGCGGATGCGATTCACCTGGCCGGTAAACTGGATAGAGTAGTCCATTGTTGCTTGAGGTCGAATGGTTGGAAGGAGGGGGGGGTACCCTCAAATATCCCCTTTTACACAGTTCAATTTTATCCAGTACCGTGAAGTATTAATCTTAAGATATCCCCTCGCTTCGCTTGGGGATATTTATTATGATACTTCACAGTCATTCGTTCATATTAAAACCTTCGAACCGGTGGTTCTTGATTTTAATACCCACTAGTAATATACCCTTTAACAGCTTGTTTTGTTAAAAAGACCCACTTCTCAGATAGTCTGTCATACACAGGGAAGTGACCTGTAAGTAACTCAGAGGAACCAACAAAGATAAAAAATCTTTCTGGGTTTTGTTCGACGAGTTTGTGGATGGTGAAGGGCTGGCGGATTTGTATGAGATTTGGGACGAGATCGAGAGTTTTTATTACGATTTGAGCGTATATAGCTTCTACAGTGGCAGGGGATTCAAGGGCTACAAAGAGATAGTGGGGCGGTTGTGAAGACATAGGAGGCATCTACTTGGAATTGCGACGGGCATTAAGTACTGCCTGGCGCTTCTGGGCAGCCAGCTCCATCTGGCGCTCGGCAGAGCGGACGTGCTTCTGCGTGTGCTTGCCGAACTTCTCGAATGTCTCCTTGGCCTTGTTGGCCTTCTTGGCACGCTTAGCAGGAGGAGAGTAGTCCATGTTGTCTCTTGATGGCTTGCCTTTTGCTTGTTGATAAGCGAAGTGTAGTGGGGGGACTGGTATTAGAGGGTGGTTGCTCCTATTCAAATTTTACCATTCCCCCCATTAACCACCATCAGTCTTCTCGATGACGATCATCTCGATGTCCATCTCGGGGTTGAGAGAAGCCTCCTGATAGGCCACCGTGACGAACTCGCCCACGCCCAGGAGATCCATGCGGTCCAGGGCCGCTGCCCGCATCATCACGTGCCAGCGGTTGCCGGCGTGCGGCTGGAGGGCCTCGCCAGGGATGGAGTGACTGTAGGCCTCGGCGGCGCTCAGGTTTTCCAGGCTGGCAGTCAGCACATCATTCACGAAGAACTTGACGGCATACTTGCCAGTAGGAATAGGAGAAGGCGGCATCTTGTCACTGGATTGACTGACTGATCGACTTGTGAAGCGGGGACATGGAATAGGGGTGGCAGGAATGTAGTCAATTTTTATCAGGATTAAAAATGTTTTTGTTCTTTTTTATGCTTTTTTCGAATTCTCATTTGTCTATGACCACACAACCACACAAGCAACCAAGGATACAACCACAACCCCTTTTACACACTCAGCAGTAGCCAGCAGCCGTCTTCATCCGTTCCAGGACAGTCTTCCCCAGGATGTTCTTCAGGGTGTCGTCATGGCACATACAGATGCTATCAGTACACTCGCCGCCCCACTCGCTCGACGCACTGCTGTTGGCTGCCGCCTCTGCAGCGGGAGCGGGCAGGCCAGGCGGGTAGGTGAAGAAGATCTCGCCCGTCTCAGGATCCTCGGTGAAGGTGATCTTGCCCTCCTCGGCAACCTCTACAGGCGGCTCGGGAGGAGTGACCTGGATGTTGTAGAGCTCAACGGCCATGTCCATGTACCGCCGCTGGAGCAGGCCCTTTGGATAGAAGTTCAAGATGATGATCTTCACCGGTACCTCGTTGCCGCCGATCATGGCGGTGCTTGCCTGAGAGGTCAGGCGGAAGTAGAACTTGTCGTCATAGGCGGTGTCGTTGAGGAAGACTGAGGCCACGTCGAGGGTAGGGTACTCCTGGCTAATCAGTCGCCTGATCGACAGGTTCTTGTTGGGGCCGGTGTAGCCGTAGTCCCTGGCCATCATGTAGCCCTCCTCGTTGTCGAGGATCAAGCTGTCCACCGCAATGGCCAGGTCCTGCTTGGTCTTGCCCGCCTCAATGAGGCTGGCGAACTGGCCCTTCACGTCTTGCCGGCCGATCTTGGTGGCGATCTTGCGGGCCATCCAGAGCACCATGTCCTTGTGCTCGAGGGCACGGCGCTTAAACTGGGCATTCAAGTAGTTGGCGGCGAGGGCGTAGACATCAGAGGCAGGGATCACAGGGGTGAAGTACACAGGCTCGGCCATCTTGTCAGCTGGTTGCTTGACTGGTGGGTTGGTGGGAGGGGACAACTAAAAATTGGGGTTTGTCCTATTTCACTTTTTTGGATTTTTTCTATTTGGTATCTTTTTACATGCCATCCAGGGAGACTGCCCGCAGCCGGCTCATCCGCTGAAGATGCCAGATGAGCTCGTGACGGATTCCCTTGATCCCCTCAGCCTTCTGGCACTTGCGCAGGGGAACAGCAGGGCGGAGAAGATCGCTGCTGATGATAGCATCAATCAGATGCTCGAGGGTCATTGGGGAGTAGCCGTGTGCCTCCAGGACAGTGCGGATGATGCGAGGAGTGTCGGCGTGCTTGCGCAGGCCTCGCACGATCTCTGACTCAAAGAGCGGAATGTCCGTGGTGCGCACGAGGGGGCGGCTGTGGATGACGATCTCGGCATCACGAGGGTTGGTGTAGCGCTGCTGCTCCTGAGGCACTACCTCCTCAGGAACAGCCTCAGCCTCCTCAGGAGTAGGCACATCCGCCTGTTCCTGGTGCTCCTGCTGCTCCTGCTCCTTCAGACTGAGCTCCTCCAGCTCGTCAATGTAGTCTGCGGAGGCATTGACCCCCTTGAACATGGGGGAGGGCAGCTGGAGTGGCTCGATCATCTCAACCTCCTTGGTTTCCTTGTAGAGCTGGTAGGCGATGTAGGTGCCAAGACCGAGGATGAACGCAGAGGCGAAGTACACGTCCATTCTGAGCAGTTTAGAAGTGCAGAGAAAGGCTGAGGGAAGTGGAATTGGGGACTGTGTTATAGGGGTAGCGTTGGTGGTTCAATTTTTTGGGGATGGTCCTTCCCTTGGCCCCTTGATAGCATGATTGCTTGATTTATAATGCTTAGTAAAAAGTAACCATTGTTTGTTAATGCTAAATACATTACACCAGTAAATATCTCCTTTAATTCTTTTGACTCAACGGTTGACTTTAGATATGACAGTATACCAACCATACAAAATAAGAATATAAAACTAATAATCCTGGTTACTAATTTCTTAGATGAAACTTCAAGTTCTTCCTTTGACACATTGGAAAATACAGTTGAATTGTCACCCGTGACAAGTCCCAATGTTTTTAAGATATATTGAATTGGACCATTTAATTCAAACATAAAAAATTCTGTAGCGGGGGCACATACGCAACAGAGAGCAAAGAATAAGGCACCATGCCACCATTGAAATTCACTAAAATCCCCTTTAACATAGACAAAGTAAGAACCTAAGATTGAAATCCAAATAACTAACGACAAAAAATAGGGGTCATCTGTAAAGGCATACCAATCAACAAGTGGAAGAAATGTCCATACAAACATCATCCAAAGAACATCGTATTTATTCTGGGCCATGTCTTTCATAAAATAAAAGATCATAAGAGTCCAAAAGGTTTTAAGGGGTTCCATGACACGAGGATCTTTGTATTCGTATAGTTCATCTAAATCATCATATACTTTTCCAATAAATCCCATTATAAAAACATAAATAAAGGGAAATAACTCGGAAGACATACTCTCAAGTATTCAAATATAATATGCTTTTCATTGGACCGCATAGTGCTTAAGTTAAGGACTTAGCGGTACCGCAAACTAAAAATGTTTCTTTTGTTTGTTGAATTGAGGTTGGAATTTCCCTTTAACACAGTCTCGAGTTTTCTTGGGTTTTACGGGTAGGCACGGACCTTGCGGTGGCCGCCCATGGCAGGGGTGCGGATGATGGTGACGTGGGGCAGAATGGGGCGGAGGGCAGGCAAGTCTGCTGGATACAGGGCCGTCCCAGACCACGTGGTGTTGTCGTACATGAAGAGGCGCTGGAGGCGCTTGAGTCCGGCGAAGGCCGTGCAGCACCTGGTGGCCTCATCAGCCGTGAGTAGTCTGATGGTGAAGCCGAGCTCTTCGAGCTTGGGGCATGACTCTGCTAGGCTCTCCGCCAGGCGCACCACGTCGTCGCTGGTGCCAGACACGTTGTTGCCGTTGAGGCCCAGGGACCAGAGGTTGGGGAACTTCTTGAAGATGGCCGCTGCGTTCTGGTGGCGGATGATGTTCTTGCCGTGCAGGAAGACCTGCTCCAAGGTGGGCGGGCAGGTGGCCAGCAGGTCCAGGGGGTTGTCTGCGACATGCAGGATCATGGAGCCCAGGCCCAGGACCTTCAGCTTGGGAAAGGCCTTGCCCACGTTGAACCAGGTACTCCCATCTGCCGTGAGCAGGGGCTCCCTGGGAGAAGGGCCGAGCATCAGGGTTTCCACGTTGGGAAAGAGGGCAAAGAGCTCATCACGGCGAACAGATGTCAGCCAATTTGTGGCGATGTTGAGCTTCTTGATGTTGGGCTGCTTGGGAAAGCCAGCCATGGAGACCTCTGTGATCTGAAGGTTATGGGGCACGAACTTGAAATTCTGGAGGTACGGGAATGAGGGGAGCAGGTTGAAGTAGGCGGCGAAGCGCTCCTGGAGAGAGGCCACAGTGGAGCCCACATCCCTGTTGCGCTCCACGGTGAAGCGAAAGGAGCGCAGACTGGGGATGGTGGTGGCTGGGGGGCGGATTAGATCATGGTGTGAGACAGTGACATCCAAGGTGGCCACCTTGAGCCTGGCCAGGGTGTTCCAGATGATGCTCATGGCGGTCTTGCTCAAGAACATCTTCTGAATGCGGATCTTCTTCAAGTTCTTTGCGAAAGGTGCACCGCCCAGCTCGCCCAGGGCGGTGATGATCTGCCGCACACGGTTGGTGTCCGTGCCCATGTCCGTGGAAGGCCCGTAGATCATGAGGATACTCACCCGCTCGAAGTGGCAGAGCATCCGCTCGATGCCATCCATGTCCGTGTCAAGGAGCAAGATCAGCGTGTGGGGGCCGGCGGCATCGCAGAAGTAACGCAGGGCGAGCCTGTCGTTGATGAGGCGCATGGGACCATCCCGCTCAATGTAGCCGTCGATGTAGCCCTTGATCTTCAGCATCTTGGCCCTGGTGATGAAGGCCGGCGGCGGGCGGGTGCGGAGCATGTAGGGGTTGATGCAGGCGAAGTCAGGGCAGATGATGGTGTCCAGGCTCTCCTTCATCTCCTTGCCGATCTGCCGCATCATCAGCTTCTCAGCGCCCGTCAGGAACTCACTGACAGGGAAGAGTACACGAGGGTCAGACAGCAGGTGACCGATGGCACTTGTGGGCGGCGAGAGCAGCGGAAGCACTGGCGGCTTAGAGGGAGCCGCCGCTCCACCAGCCGCACCGCCGCCCGCCGCAGCAGCAGGCACTGGCTTGCTCAGAGATGCCGGCTTGCCTGCAGGAGACAGTCGCCAGAAGACCCTACCGACCAGGTGCTCCTCCCCAGGGTGGAAGAAGGGGCACTTGGCCTTAAAGACACAGTGGGCACCATGCTTACACTTGTTGCGGCTCTTGATCAGCTGATCAACGTGGCGGCGGCCACAGCCACCCGCACATGCGGGGCGGTAGCAGATCGACATCTTGGACGACAGTCACAGGGGAGCTCGTGCTTCAAGAATCAAAGATTGCTGAAGAACGAAGGAAGGGGGGACATTCCCTATTACACAGTTCCAGGCTTCAATTTTAGCGGTAGCTAATTTAACCCTTATGGGCTTGGTCGGACAACCGCAAAGACAGCCAAGAAGTTCACAAAGTGGCACCACAGAGATGGCCATGCCTCCTTTGACTTGGCGCTCATGATAAAGGTGGATAGACAGGCAAACAGCGCATAGAGTCCTGAAAAGAGCGTGTTGTTGAGTGTGATGATAGGATACAAGAGACTTGGGTAATAGACAAGGCGGATGATATAACTGTCCCAACCCTCTCCTGGAATTCCAGGCCACACAAGATTTCCACCAGTACCCACTTTTACACATTGACCCGGTATGGCCTGATTTCTCCAGATGACGAATGGCACAAATGCTAAAC